GAAACCAGAACGTCTATTCTTTAAATAACACATGCCGTAGCATCTATTATCAACTTTGCAAGCTTCCCAAAATAAAAAGAATAATCTATTTGCTTCACGAAAGTCTGGAGCACCAACATCAATTTTACTCCATTGAAGATACATATAGTGAGTACCAGTTATATAGGTTGGAACGTTGTTATTCATAAACCAAAAACCTTCATCTCTACGTTTGAACTCTTCATCTATGTAGTCAAACCATTGTGATTTTTGATCCTCTGGATATGCTCTCCAGTCAAAAATAGTTTTAATCTTTTTTAATATGTCAGGTTTTGGAAGCTGTTGCCACTTGTTAGCATCGCTTGAATAAACTTGTTTTGGAACCTTGGGTAAGGCTATTTTTAAATCTTGTATTTCGTATATATCACCTATTTGACCATTGCTACTAAGAACAATAATATCATGCTCTTTATTATAGCCACGCTTCCACTTTTTACCTCTATTCATACGAGACAAAGTGTTAGCTTTCAAAGGCTCAATTACTTTATATAAAGTTTGTTCGTAACTCATTTAGATCGTCCTTCTGCAAAGCCTTTAAATACTCTTTCTTCTTTCTTTTCAGTATCTTTACCTTCAAGCAAGCTTTCTTCTTCTTGTATGCGATTAAGTATTTCAAAAGCATCGAATATAGCTAACTTTTTTGTGGCAGCTGCGTTTTTAAGTCTATCAGCTGTAATATCATCGTCGCTGTCTATAATAGCTTCTTTAGCAACTTTTATAAGCTCCTCAACTGCTTTATGTCCAGCTTGGATTATACTTTTTTTCGTCTCCTTTATATTCATATTTAATTGTTATAAAATGTGAAAAAACCCTATACAACCTCTTACCTTCAAAAACAAATTCATACTCGCTGTTAGGTCTAAATCCAACTAAGTCGTCTACATCAACAGATCCATCAGTATACTCAACAATACCCATTAATGGTCTTTCTTTGTCTAAACTATATTTGTCGTTAGATTCTATAGGATTTACAAAACAGTAACCATTTAAACAATACCAAGTGTCTCTATTTTTGTATAAAAATATTTGATCTGCACTAACTATATATGTGTCTTCGTTAAAAAAAGCTTTACTGTTTCTTTCTCTACCTTTCATATCATGCCATCTTCTAAATACATTGTGGTGAACTATTACAGTGTCACCTGGTCGTATTCCAAAGTTGTCACCTACTATAGGGCAAGAAATTACTACAGCTTCTCTATTTACAAACTTATGGTTGAATATTTCTGTATTAACAATAAGCTCTGATCCACCTATTTTCTTAGTGTTGTTGTATCTTTTACCTTTAGGTTTTATTACAAAACCGTATACACTTTTCATTAATACTCTAGATTATATTCTATTGATATAGCCATGTTCTTATTGAAGTCTTTCCAAGGTAATACATCTTTTTTCTTTTTGATGTATATAGAATACTTTTCTTCTTCTTCAATAATATTACAAATAGTATGACCACCATACACTTCCTGTCCAACAGAATAGTGCATAGCGTCAATCTTGTAATCTTTACCTACTGTTATTTTACGAATTAACTTTTGCATCTTCTGGATAGTTTATAGAACCATCTTCAATACTAATATCGTAAGATCCGTATTTTTCAATAAATTCTTTTTGTAAATTTACAGTATGATTTCTAAGCTCTTCAATATCTTGAAGCATACCGTACTTTTGTAATTCTAATCTACCAAGTTGCATTTGTCCTTGGTTAGAGGCTTTAACTAAAGACTGTAGTTTAGTAAGCTCTTCTGAAGTAATTTTGTCAGCTTTAATTTTAAAGTCAACAATTTTATCCTTTTTAGGAGTTTTTCTTTTTGCCATTTTATTTAATTTAATTAGTTAATATATATTATTACTTGTAATCGGCTACAATTACGGTAGATTTACTAAGCCCCACTTTTCTTTTATAGAATCAATTATCGCTAAACAGCCTGCGTCAGAGATTTCTTGATCCCAAAAAGCAAATTCACCAACAGCTCCAGTAAAGTCAGTGGTTGTTGCTCCTCCTATGTGTTTAAAGTCAAACGTTGGCATAGCTAGAACGTCAGCATTACCAGTGTTTTGAGCTGCAAGGCCATTTTGAGTGTATATGAATACGTGACCAGTTGTATTTCTTCTTATTAAAATCATAGTGTCTTGACCCGCTGCTAGTCTATTTGCCAGTGTGAATGTCTTTGCTACATTGTGGCTAGCACCCATGTTCATAACTACGTTAGCATTACCTGCTCCTGTTATCTTTACGTAAAACCTTCCAGAGGAAGACGTGTCATCTTCTGATACAACTATATCGTTAGCAGCATCTGACTTATTAAAAACAAGAAGCATTGTGCCCGCTTTATTTGTAGATGTAACCACACTATTCATGATTACCACATCATCTGTGCCATCAAAGCGAACGCATTGTCTTTTCATTGCAGTTAGATTTGTAGAAGGAGTTCCAGTGTTTGCATTAATAGGGTTGACATCTGTACCTTTGCTAGCAAGAGATTCCGTGCTATCAGTGTCAGGAAACTCTGAGCCATCATTTGGAAGAACACCGAGCCTTAATATTTCGTCAAAAGCATACCATATCAGAGGTCGTCTTCCGCTAACTCTTTCAATATCTCCTTGACCTGTGCCACTTGCGTAGCTTGCGCTAGAAAGACCTAACATTACTCTCCGAAATAACAGATGATTCCACCGTCAGCGTCAGCGGTAGCCGTAACAGCTGTCCATCTTCCATATATAGTTAATCCTTTTGGAAAGATTTGGCTAGAGTCAGTTTCTTCTGCGTTAGTACCATTACCAGTAACAACTGCTGAGTGACTAAAAAAAGCAACGTCGTTACCTTGAGCTGTGTCAGCTACTAAAGCTGTTAAAGTAGTGTCTGCTAAAAATTGTATAGCTACTATTACTTTTCCAGTTGGAGGAGTAAAAGCACCGCCGTCATCTACAAAACCGCTACCCAGCTGTCCAAAAGCGTAAGCTGTATCTGTTGAATTAATTCCCATAATTTTATTTATTTGGTTGTTCGTTTTTCTTTGAGCTTCCTCCAAAGAAGAAGTCTACTATTGTGTTTACTTTTGCGCTCATAGCACCAAATACGGTACTAATGAATCCTATCTCATAATCACTTAATTCTAGTGTGTTTAACACGAAGTATTTAAACATAGTGTATGTTAAACCAAAATAAGCAACTGTAAAAAGCATTGCTAAAATCTTTTGAACTATAGCATCGTCTTTATACATATCTCTTGCAGACTTACGATCTTCAACTTCTTTTGCAAAAGCCTCGCGCTCTGCTTCTAGCACTATTTTTTGAATAGCGAGTTTAGCTGCGTCTCTTTCTTTGTCAGTTGTAATTACTTTATCTAAGATTCCTTCGGCATTGTCTAATACTTTACCGAATAATCCTCCTACTAAGTTGTTAAGCATTTTTCTCTGCGTTTTTAGCCTTTTGTTCCCAAGGAAAACTATTAGATCCTTCTGGGTACCAAGTGCCGTTATACTTTATTTTACCATCTTTTCTAGGGTAAGTCTTACCATTATGCCTAACACTATTGTCTGTGTAGGATAAGTTACCGCTAGACATGTCTTTAACATGCTGCATTTCATGAGCGATAACTCTTTTTTCTAAAGCGCTACCAGGCTTTACAGACTTATCTACATAAATGCTACCATCTAAATTAGCTTCTCCTAATACACCTCCATCTAAATTTTTTCTAATTATAGGTGTATTCTTAGAATTACGTATTTGTCTTTTTTCACTACCTAGTTTAAATGCCATTATCTATCAGAGTCTTTAATCATATCGTCAATAGCTTTATTGTATACTTTATCTGTATATGATTTGTTTTTATAAAACACACTTTTTTCGTGGGTGGGAATATCCTCTTCACCTAGCATTATCCTATAGATCCTGCTTATCAGTTGGCTACATTTAAAAGAGGTTTTAAAAACGCTGTACTTAATCGTTGTTCGATTTCGATGACGCCATACCTCAATCCAGCCTTGTCTTCTTAACTTTTCCCAGCGGTGTTTATCCCAGCTAAGTGTGTATTCTCCCGCTTCAAATTCTCCACGGGTAAATCTTTTTTTACAGTCTAGATATATCAATAGTTCTAGCTCTGCATCTGTTAACCCATAAGTCTTACAAGCCCACTTTCTAGTGAGCCTGTAATACTTTAGGATTTGTAATTCACGTAAATCGTGACTAGTTAATCTCATTTAAGATTATCACGAACCGTCAGTCCATGCAACTGCACTTACGTCTGCGAAACCAGTTCCGCCAGCAACGATAGTAGTTACATCATTATCTCCTTGCGCTACAATTCGAGCGATCTTCAAAGCAACCTCGTCAGCTTGACCAGTAGTAACTGTTAAGTCAACACTAGATAAAGCCGCTACAGCTGGATCGAAAGAAGTAATGAAGATTAATACTGACGCGTTGTCAAGTACCTTGATTGTTTTGATCTCTGAAGTAGGAACAATATGCTCGTCCGAACCTGCAGTATCAACAAAATGCATCATTTTCATAATTTCTGCTTTTAATGATTAATAAATAATTTGTTTATGATTTTATGTTTAAGGATTATGGATTATGGTTTATGTTTAATCTACTAATACAATATCACTTGCTCTGATAACAAAATAAAGTTTATCTTCAAATTGTATACCGTGGCCAGCGTGTTTGTCATAATAGACAACATCACCATCTTTTACACCATCTACTAAATTACCAGCGGAAACTATAGTAGCTTTGATATATCTGTTGTCCTCATCTAGTTCTTCTGTCATAATTAGACCAGCAACCTTTTTTTGCTCAGTCTTAATTTTGTCTACTATTAAATAGTTATTAATTGCTTTCATCTGCTCTCACATTTGATATTACACAATCTGCAGATACAATAGTCATAACCACACTCACTGCATTTTTGAGTGCTGACTTAGTTACAAGCACAGGATCTATGATACCAGCTTCTAACATGCTAACTTCATCTCCAGTAACAACGTTAACGCCTACACCTTCTTTATCAGGGTAGCCTAAGGTTTCAAAACCTGCGTTATTCATTATTGTTTCAAATGGAGCTTTAATAGCACTTAAAATAGCTTTTTCACCTTCGCAAGAAGGTTCGATTTTTTGAGACGCATTAAGCAGCGCGATACCTCCTCCTGGAACAATCCCTTCTTTAAGAGCAGCCTTAACAGCATATATCGCATCTTCAACTCTATCTTTTTTCTCTTTAAGCTCAACCTTAGAATTTGCACCAACCTTAATAATTCCAACCGAACCAGAAAGCATCGATAACCTTTCTTGTAGTTTCTTTTGTATGTATTGGTTTTTTTCATCTGCAACTTGTTTTGCTACTTGATCTATTCTATCACCAACAGCTTCAGTATCTGAATCTACTGTTAGTACAGTATATCTAGAGTCTGTAGAAGCATACTCAGCTTCTCCTAATGAATCTACATCTATAAGATCTAAATCATCACCAAGCTCTTCGTTTACAACTGTAGCGCCTGTTAGTATTGCTAAATCTTCACAAGTGTCTTTTTTAGTAGGACCAAAGCCTGGGCAGTCAACTATATTAACTTTAATATTACCTTTTACTTTGTTCATTAAAAGAGCACTCTTAACTTGTTGCGATACTGGAGCTACAATCAATAGTGATCTGTTGTTTT